TATAATTTTTGTATCACCTGAACCTGTTATGTGTAAAGCTGCACTTGGTGAAGTTTGATTAATACCTACTCCTGTACCAGCTGCATCAAGAATAATATTTCCAGCTGCATCAACAGTAAAGTCGCCTAAAGAATCTAGCTCTATAGAACTGGCAGTAGGACTAAGAGCAAACCCTCCTACATCAGTGCCACCAGCTTTAAAAGTAATATTATCGCCATCAGCATCAAGTAGCTGATTAGCAGTAGTACTAGAAGTATTAGTATTTGTAATAGCCTCTACCAAGACTCCAGTAGGAGGAGCAGTACTAAAGGTCAGTGTAGTTCCAGAGATTGAATAGTTTGATTTGCTCTGGTAAACTCCATCAAAGTATACCTGTACGTTATTCTCATGTACAGGAGCTACAGATAACGTCAGTGTCGTATCACTACCATCACCTGTCATTGTATTAATTGTATTATTAGATCCACCTACAGTAGTTGTACTGTGATACGCTGTAATAACCCTACCACTTGCAGGAGCAGCACTTAGCGTTAATGTAGTACCTGATACACTGTAAGCATTGTGTGCTTGGAATACACCGTCTACAAATACCATAAGGTTATTTTCATCGTCAGGTGCAGTACTTAATGTAAAGGCAGTAGTAGATCCATCACCAGTATAGATATTAGTATCCATATTAGTACCAGAACCACCACCAATAGCTCCCCAAGAGTCCGTATAGCCTTCAAACTTACCAGTAGTACTATTGTATCTAAAATATCCTGCGGCTCCTGTTGGCCTCTGTGCTGTTGTACCTACAGGTACGTGTACAGCATCTGTAGCACTTCCAATGTCAAGAGAGACATCTGGAGAAGCATTTAAAATACCTACTCTATTTGCAGATGAATCAACTACTAATGTATTTGAATCCCAATTAAAGTCTCCTGTTCCACCTGTCAGTGCAGTAAGAGTTCCTAAGCTTGTAATGTTTGTTTGTGCAGCAGTCTGTAATGTACCTGTAAGATTGCCTGAGAAGCCTGTAGCAGTCAAAAGACCTGTAGAGGGGTTATAAGTAAGCCCTGTGTCTGTCTCTGCTCCCTGTGAGCCTGTAGCTCCGTCTACGAAGACAGGGTATACTGTTTCATCAGTTGAGTTATTTGCTGAGACTGTAAAGTTATCTGCTGTACCTGTAGTATCTTGGTTAAGAGTGCCTATTACAAAGTCTAGCGTATTATCTGAGTCTTCATATGAGACTGTGATATTCGTTTCTGTATTTGAGCTAACCATAGCTCCTACAGTATCTGCAATGGTTTCTGCTAGTGTTACACCATCAATAGTAATAGCATCAGCTTCAAGTGTACCGTCAATGTCTACGTCACCACTAATATCCAGTGTAGCTGCATCCAGCTCACCAGTAATCGTAAAGTTCCTAACGCCTGTATAATCCTTGTTAGCATCCAATACAACGGCTTTAGAAGCTATTGCAGTACCTACTGCTGTACTACCAAGGTCTAGTGCATTAAGCTCTCCTACGACTGCTGTAATGCCGTCTAAGGTATTTATTTCAGACGCTGTAGCTGTTACACCGTCAAGTATGTTTAATTCTGCTGCGGTACTTGTTACACCATCAAGAATATTAAGTTCCGCTGCTGTTGAAGTAACTCCGTCTAGGATGTTAAGCTCTGCGGCTGTAGCTGTTACGCCATCTAGTATGTTTAATTCCGCTGCTGTAGAAGTTACTCCATCTAATATATTAAGTTCTGCTGTTGTACTAGTAACGCCATCTAAAATATTTAATTCTGCTGCGGTGCTTGTAACACCGTCCATAATATTAAGTTCAGCCGCAGTAGCTGTAATAGCTGTACCATTTAAATCAAGGGTATCTATGTAGGCAGTTCCATCTACATATAGATCTTTCCATTCAGATCCTGATGCACCTAAGTCATATGTATTATCAGCACTAGGAAGTAAATTAGAAGCAACATCAGCACTAAATGCTACTGTATCTGAAGCAGCATCTCCAAAGGTTAAGTTACCTGCAATAGTTGCGTTGCCTGTTACTGTAAGATTACCACCTACATCTAGATTACCTGATATGTCAGCAGCACCATTAATATCAATCGTAGTAGCATTTATTTCTATTTCAGTATCAGATACAAGATCAAGTACACCGTCTGCGCTTTGATGTATGTAAGTACCTGAATCACCAAACTGTAGTTGATCTGTGCTAGATAAAAGAAGTCCAGTATCAGCTACATGAGTAAGAGAAACATCTTGATCATCTCCAAAGTAAACTACTGCTCCATCTGCTAAATAAAGATCACTAAACTCTAATGAAGCTGTACCTAATGCAGCACCATCTGAAGCATCAGGGACAAAAGCTGTAGTAGCTGTAATCGTAGTTCCTTCTATAGTGCTAGAACCTGTAATAGCTCCACTAGCTGCTATAGTAGTAAAAGACCCTGCTGCTGCACTAGACCCACCAATTACAGCACCATCTACTGTGCCACCATTAATATCTGCTGTATCTGCTACAAGTGCATCTGTAGTTACTGTACCATCAAAATATGCATCTTTAAATTCTAACGAGCTTGTACCCAGGTCTATATCATTATCTGTTACAGGTACAATAGCTCCATCCTGTATTCTTATTTGCTCTACTGCGCTACTAGAAACTTCTACAAAGAAACCCCAACGATTGTTAGAGCTATCAACTACAATTTTATTAAGAAAATCTAAGTCACCAATAGTATGAATGTTACCACCGTGTCCAGCAGTTCCATCGTGTCTGTGACCTGTTGAAGTTGAACTAGAAGAAGAATAAGTAAACGCATTGACTAACTGATTATATTCATCATTAAATAATGCGGCTGTAATGGTATCTCCATCTACGAACGTACTTTGTCTAGTATAGCTTTGAGCCATTTATTATCTCCTTCCTGAAGGTCTATAATCTACATATATACCATTAATTGCATACGGTGCATTAGTATCTGTACTAAAAATTCTAAAACTACAAGTATCTCCACTACCTTGGATTGCTTGTCTAACCATTGGATCATTAGAAGCTCCAAAGGTTACTTGATTAAACTTAGATGTTCCAAACAAAGATGGTAATTGTATAGAATCTAAAGTATAGTTAGCAGGTTGTGGTATAGCAGTATCGCCATAGTTAAAAGATACTTTTAAACTAGGCTGACATTCTCCTTCTGGAGTAACTGATATTTTTGTATAGTTTAATGTTTTTCTAGTTCCTGCATCACCAAAATCAAAATAGGGTGTCTCGTATATTGCTGCAATATTTGATGAAGTTCCTGCTGGATTAAATGAATTACCATCATCGTGATTATAAACATACCCATCTTTATCACCATGATACGTTTGTTCTAGTCCATCCTTATCTAATCCAGAAGTTAAAGCATGAGCTTGTATTCCTTCTGTTTCTGACCATTCAAATCCATTAGGTGTAATAGTTCCTATAACTCCTTTAGAAGTTACGCTTGATGCAGTAGCTTTAGAATAAAATAATCTATATTGTGATTTACTTCTAAGTACTGCACTACTAATTATAAATTCATCTATTTCTAATGCAATATCACCAATAATAGCTTGTATAGCCCTACTAACAGAACCAAGCTCAACGTCACCAATCCTTGTTGTACCAGCAATAGTTCTTAATCCATCAGGGCTTAGGAATACCAAGTCACCTGCAATTTCTTGAATAGATGCTCCATCCATACATCCTACGTTTTGCGTAATAGGTACTATAGTAATTGTTGATGAGTTATTTATATTTTGTAATTTGTAAATTGAATTAGTACAAAATATAATTAAGTCATCACGGAAACTTTTAAGACCTACTACTTTATCATCTAATACTATACTACCAGATCCAGTACTTGTAAAGTCATCTATATCATTTGTACCACTATAATAGATTGTATTAGGTGCTGTAGCTGCTCCTGCTACTACTAAGTGTTTGTCATGTATTACACAATACTTAGGATATACTGTACCACTTACTGTTATTTCTTTCGCAAAAAAAGTACGATTAGTTATATCTGAATCTGTACCTGTCATTTTAAAGTACATTGGTTTAGCACCTGAACCTTCATCTGTTATTATAACTTCACCGTAATCTGAATCACCTTCAAAAATAGCAAAAGAAGCTTGTCCTTGAGAAGTTCTTGCTGCGGCTGATCGTCCTGAAAAAGTAGTATGATTATCTCCTGATCCAGATACACTAGCTTTGTTTATCTGTAACCAACTTGTACCAGTTTGACTAAAGTATACATTAGTTCCTGAACAAGCTATAACTCCATCTGCATAAACTTGAAGTCCTAGTATAGAATTAGAACTGTTAGGTCTAGCAGCAGAACCACCTCCAAAAGGACTATAGCCATTTATACGTCTATATCCACCATCAGGGTCTACTTCAAAGTTTTTTAACTTAGTAGCAAATCCTGGCTGACCTAATAATTCTAACTGATTAAGATTAGTATTAAGACCACCTTTACAAGATATACCATAAGGTTGAGACATTAAACAAACCTCATACGATCATCTTTAAATGAACCGGGATTAGGTTCCATTAAATTAAGCTTCATTAAACGTAAACCTCTTTTATAATCTTCTAAAGCAAATGAAGCAGCTTGAGGATTTTCTTTAAACTGATGTAAATAATATCTAGCTCTTGCAAGAATTACTGAGTTATAAATATTTGGAAATACAGTTGTGTCTCCAAATGCAGATAATTCTGTTGGTAAAGTATAAGCTACAAACCAAATACGATACACTTTATCTGGTATAGGACTTAATCCAAACTTGCGTCCGTCAGGACTTCGTGTTACTCTAGCAGGTGTACCACCATTAGCATCTTCTGCATCGTCTTTGTTTTCACTAATACGAAAGTAATCTTTCCAAGCTTCTGTGTTTATATATCGTAAGTTTTTAATAGTATACGGAG